GTTAAATTCTGTCATAAACCATTCAATCGCTTTCGCAGCTTCCTGCGGTTCCGGGCATTTCTCAGGGAAAAGTAAATACGATGCAATATAAAACCGCTCCATATCCGATAAATCAGGATCCGACATGCACATGGACATTTTTATTCCGGTCCGGAAAGAGGCCGAAATGGGATATCCTTTCCAATCTCTCGGGAGCTGATCCAACATAATATTAAACATATGCTTGCCCCACTACTTGTGATATCTTCGCTTCTGATGATTCCTGTTGTGATTGGTACTTCCGCCATTTCTTTCTCTGCCGTATTTCTCCCAGAGTTCTTTGTTTCTCCCGTTTGCATATTTCTGCGCAATCGGGATAATCTGATCAAAAAAATCAGTAATCAGGATAGGACTCGGTGTAATGTCCCCAAAAACTTTCTGGCAGGTCTTCTCTCCAAACACTCTGTCAATGTCGGACATGATCTCGTTAGTCTTTCCAATCATGATCCGAAGCTGCTCTATTTCCGGTTTTCTCGTAAATTCTTCCGTAGCTACATATTTCTTAACTTTTTCCAGATTATCTATCAGTTCTGTGAAATCTGCATAGAATTCCTGACTTCCAAAATTGCAGACAATCGTATCGCCATTGTCATTTACCTGTACTTCTGTGCCACCCTTAATAGCATTAATTTTTTCCATATATTACCATCCTCTCTGAATGTGATGGACGACAGAGAGGTGCGCCCACCACATATGTTAATATTGATTAACACCTATATTATTTTGCGGAATCTGCTGTGAATGTATTGGTTTCGATATTGAATTTACCCTTGATATCATCACCTGCCTGCTTTACACTCAGCACATTATGTACATAATCCCCACCATCTCCACCATTGGAAGTAACAGATACTGTACACGGTACCTTGATTGCTTTATAGGTTCCTTCTTCGGCCTGCACCGCATCTTTCAAGCGCAGTCTTACGAAAGATGTGTG